GTGGATATCGCAAGCAACCTTTTGAACCGCCTGGTTGCTGCTGAAAAAAACGCTGAACAGGCACCCGTTGAAAAAGAACAGTAACGACTCTAATTGCCTTAGAAAACAACTGCTGATCAGATAAGGAGATGAGAACATGAAAGTAAAACAGAACCTATCGTTGAAGGGAGACTTCCTGTATGTCAACGATAGGTTTTATTACGGTAATGCCCCTATGGGATCGTATCCGTGTAAAGGCTGCACAGAACGGCACGAAGGTTGCCATGCAAAATGCGAAGCTTATATCAAAGCGAAGGAAGAGCATAGCAAGAATGTCTTGGAAGAACTGAAGCACCGGAACCCTGGGTTCAGCAAAGAACGAGAGAAGAAAATCCGCAGAGTTGAGCGTAGCAAACGGAGGTAATGACATGGACGGCAAAACAGAACTCACTATCCAACGGCTGAACGTTTTCGCTTCATCGACCATCCTGTCTGACGGCACCAAGACAACCGCCATCGATGCCGTTCAGATTATACGCAGCCAGGATGAGACGATCAACAATCTGATGGCTGAGAACAAACGGCTTTATGAGGAACTGACGAAGGAACGGAGGGACGGCTGATGAGCAGAATCTATGTTGATGAGATGCCAAAGCATCCGGGTGATTGCCCGTTTTCTGTTCCTGGGAATTATGTTCCGTCCGCACCATGGGTCAATGCACATGTTGAATTCACATGCCCACTTTGGAATGGATACACATGTGACCTTATTGAAGGAAATCCATGTGAACATCTTGCAGAACTTCCGAAAGGAGATAAAGAAAATGGGTCTTCGCAAGATTAACGATGGTCAGTTCCGGATCTCTCCGGAGGAATGGCAGAAGCGAGAAATGAGACGGCATTCTATCCGGCAGTTGTGTATCACCATCCTACAGATTTCCGGCATGGTCGGAACGGCATTGCTGCTGATCTGGCTGATGAAGTGGTTGGGGGTGATGTGATGAACAACAGACCTCGACCACAGGATCTGACAGATGCTGAGTGTGGATTCATCTGCGGAATCCTTGAGGACATCCAGGCTGATGAGGAGTACGAAACCGCATGGATGGCTGATCAAAAGGAAACGATTTGCACCATCCTAATAAAACTTGGTGGAACCATATTCGATGGGAGGTTGGCGAATGAGTGATCCGTATTGGAAAGAACATCTGAAACCGTGCCCGTTCTGCGGAGCAACGGCAAGGATTGAGACTTTTATGAATCGAGAATTTGTTGCTTGCGATCACAAGGAAAACTGTCTGATCAAGCCGGACACATTCGATCTTACTTATGACTATTCTATACGGAAGATTGTGAACGCATGGAACAGACGAAAGGATGGTGACGGGGAATGAGCAAAAACCATGAACCCGTCTGTGTGAACTGCAAGCACGATTACCATGAATCGAACGGGTGCAAAGCCGAACCATGCCGGACTTGTTCAAACGGATGGAAAGGCGAGAACTACACGGAAAACCACTTTGAACCGAAAGAGGTTAGCGAACTTGCACAATCTTGAACAAGTGTAAGTTTCGTGTGAGTACACTTGCACGAAAAGCATAGATTTCGTGTAAGTGCATATGTAGGAGGATAACGGAGGGAAATCGAAATGACTCAGCAAGAAGCAATCCTTCAGTACATCGATGACTATGGATCCATCACAACATACGAAGCATTCGCCCATTTGGGAATTACAAAGTTGACAACCAGGATCAGCGAACTGCGGAGGAAGGGTTACAAGTTCTCTTCTGAGCCGATTCCGCACAAGGGCAGATACGGTCGGTCGATGCCATTCTACAGGTACAGGAGGGTTAATTGATGATTTATCTGAAGCTTGCAATTGCAGTTGCTCTTGCGTTTGCCTATTGGAAAATCCTTGGGAAACTGTATGTCAAATCGAAGATCAGCAGCGAAGGTAAGCATATCCTTTTCATCGGTGAATGTATCCTTCTCGCAGCTTGGGTTATTGCAGGAGGTGGAAACTGATGGACAATAGTCATGACATTATTTACGGTCTGTCAGAAGTTGCACTGTTCCTCACCAATCAATGCGGAGAGACAGACTATTCGCAGACGGTTGAGGATGCTTGCGCTGAATTGTCAAAGCATAGGTGGATTTCAATCGAGGAACGGTTACCGGAAGATGGAAGTGACATATTGGCATATTACGCCGATGGAATAGAGACACGGATAATTGCTTGCAACTATTACAAAGGCGTATGGTTCGATTGTTTATTCAACACGTTGATGATATGCAAGAATATCAGCCATTGGATGCCGTTGCCGGAACCGCCACAGGAGGGATGAACATGCCTAACAGGATCATTAAGGAATCCATCTGCACAAGCGAGAACATCGACCAATTGTCTGCCTTTCAAGAGACATTCTTCTACCGTCTGATCGTCAACTGCGATGACTACGGACGGATGGACGGAAGACCGAAGGTGTTATCCTCCCGTCTTTTCCCTCTGCGAGACATCAAATTGTCTCAGATTACTGAAGCAATGAATGCCTTGTTGGCAGCTGAGTTGATTATTCTTTACGAAAAGGACGGTCATGTCTACATTCAGATGAAGACATGGGATCACCATCAGACGATACGGGCGAAGAAAAGTAAGTATCCGGACATCAATGACGAAAACGTGCAGATTTTGACATCTGAATACAATTGCATGCAGATGAATGCAGATGCAAGCAGATGTTCCCGTAATCCAATCCAATCCAATCCAATACGAATCCAATCCGAATCCGAATCCGAATCCAAGTCCAGGCGAACAAGTTCGCCGGAGACGGACGAATTGTTCGATGCGTTCTGGAAAGAGTATCCGAAGAAGGTGAAGAAACCGGATGCCATCAAAGCATGGAACAAGATTCCTCCGCTGACGGACCCTCACGATGTAATCGAAGGTGTGCTTCGGTGGAAGAAGAGCGATCAGTGGACACGGGATGGTGGACGGTACATTCCGAACCCGGCAACCTGGCTCAACGCCCGTCAGTGGGAGGATGAGGTGCAGGAAACGAGCAACACAACGAAACCTTCTGCACAATCCGCTGCCGGATATGAGCAGAGAGACTATTCCGGAGAACAGGACGAAGCTACAAAGCGGATGATGGAAACGGAGTGGTGATGTGCGGAACGTATGCGATTACTGTGAGCATCAGCGGAACCGAAAGACCGATTCCTGGCACTGCTCCAAATACGGCATTCCGATGCACGTTGAGAGGATCTACTGCGTGAGCAATGATCCGGACAAGCAGAAGGTGCAGTACAAGGGCATCGTCAAAGCGGAACAGATACAGACGGGAGATGATACGAAATGACATGCACGTTGGTCACAAGCAAGAACATCGGCAAGTGGTGCCACATTGAACGTGTGAAGCGAGGGTGGACAATGGAAGAGTTGGCGAATGATGCCAGGGTATCCAAGTCCACTGTTGTCCGGTTGGAAACGACCGACAATACGCCATCAATGTACACGGTTGAACAGATCGCCAAGGCGTTTGGCAAACGGATTGCAATCATTGACAAATGAGGAGGTACAAACATGGAAACGAGCTTTAACTGCACGGACAGAGACAAAGGGTACATCAGTTCTGACGAACGGAAATGGGTAAACAAGATCCGGAAACTGAAAGAGCAACATCCGGACGAGGTGCGGATCATCCGGGAGCCAGAACAAAATGACGGCTGCATCTACGCTGAGATTCCGGTGAGTTGGTTCTCGATCAGACCTCCGGTCAAACGGGTGCTGACGGACGAACAGAAACAGGCAATGTCCGAGCGAATGAAATCAATCAGACGGGTTTCTTCTGGAACACGATAAGGAATCGAGAAAATTAACCCAAACACCCCGGTCTGATACTTCGGATGAGTATTTGTCCATCCGGCGATTAAAACGGCTAATTTGGGGCAAAAATCCAATTAAACAAGATGAGGTACGAAAATGGGTGCGAACAGACAGATGCGAAGACGGATGCAGAGGGAGCAGATGCACGAGTGGGTACGGACCGGAAAGGCAGAGAAGTTGCGAAGACTTCAGCAAAACGGTATTACCCAGGACGACCTCGATCAGTACTACAACGATGGGTACAGAGAGGGGTACGACTATGCTTCTACCGCTTTCTTCCGGTGCATGTATGCAGCAATAGCAAAGGAACTGCATGAAGCCGGGAACGGTACGGATGAAGTCTTGTCTTTCCTTCGCAACGTGGACAACCGGGTTGCCACCATGTTTGATGCGGATACCGAGATCGATGAAGTCTATCAGATGCTTGGCGTACGGCTGAATATCTCCAGAGAAATTGACAGATTTGAGGTGACAGAAAATGGCTGATGAAAAGAAAATGAGGACCAGGTGCTACTACACGGACTACGTTAACCACATGATACGGTTCTTCCTGTCTACGCCAGACAAACTTGACATGGAGGGGAAACGGAAATCAGACCTTGACAATTGGTTGGCGGTACAGGCAGTGTGGTACAAACTTCCGGACGATAGCAAAAAGGTACTGAAGACGATATTCGGACTCCATCACAGGGTGTCTGAAGGGGTGCGGATGTACTGTGAGCAAACAGGTGCGGATGAGTACAAAACGTGGGTGTTCATCACAAAAACCTGTGCAGCCATCGCAAAGAGACGGGGTCTTGTCTGACCGTAAAAAGGCATAAAAAAAGAACCGCCATCCAGGAACGGATGACGGTTTTTATTATGGGTACGGGTTATTCTGTCGGTGCGTTCCGGACGATATCGTTCCATTCTACCATGAAGTCATGAGGATTCAGATCCTTCGGCAGATCCGTGTCTGGATCCATTCAGGAAATATACTGTTCTGCGGTATGTTCGTCAATTTCCGGTACGGGGAACACATCTGCGTGTTCAATCCAATTGGCAGCAAGTTCACGGATAGTCATATTATTTTACCTCACTTTCATTTTCGGTACGGGTACGGGCAATGTCTTCACGGATTAACTGCTTGATGTACCCTTGCATGGAGGGTACGGAGGACAGTTTTTTGATAATGTCGGCATCCAGGGTGTTGTGCAGCCGGAAACCGTATACCCTGCGGTTCTCTTTGTCGTATTTTGCCTGTGCTTTAGTATGAGCAGTTGCCATTGTTTGTTACCTCCGTATACGTTATAAGCATATGATATCAAGATAGGTACGCAGTGTCAAAATGTGATTTAGAGTGTTTCCCACTGTTTGGTACTGGTGTTGTAGTACTGGATCTCAGTACATCCGTAGTCATACATATACCTGTCAAGAGGTGCGAATGTGTCCGGTTTAGATGTGACACCATACGCATAGATGACACCGTCATCATCCAGTAAACGGAACCTATGCAGAGGGGGTACGGATCCATACTTTTCGGCAAGCTTTTTCTTCATGTGAGGGAGCCGATGTGTATACTGGTCTTTGTGTGAATCGGTGATGTGCTTTGTCCATTTCGTGATACAGAACATGGTGAATACCTCCATTCATAAAGTCGGTACGGGTTAGAAGTACATTTCGGTAAAGGCTGCCAACGCTTGTACCATTTCATAAAGCGAATCATACTCATAGGTATGGCATTCGATGGAACCATTTTCAGAGCAGCCATGTGGGTCAAAGATGGACAGGATCCGGTACGATTCTTTATTAATTTCACATCCCGCCATATCGCCGTCTGTGTAATATTCTCCGGTTTGAACAACTTCAAGATATGGAATATATCTATTGTTATTCGGTGGGTTGAATACTGTCCCGTACCGGAACGGACACCATGTATAGTCCATTTCATTCAAAAACAGGTACGCAACATCAAGCCAGGAACCGGATGCATGGAGTTGCTCGTCACCGTCCTCCATAACGGAATACGCATACCATTTGCGGTAGCAATCGGAATGGGCGAGATGTATATCCGAGTCACAACCGACTTTTTTCACAACCAGGTCACCAGGTACGGATACGGGTACACGGATAACATTTTCGTTCTTGTCGAAAGAAACACGATACATACTCATTGTTTTATACCTCCATATTTTATCTGTTGATAGAGTTGAAACGGGTGCGGATTAGGTACGGATATCACGGTCGTAATAGATTACTTCATGGTAATCGGTATACTTACAATCATTCGAAACACTGTACGGAGAATTCACGATAAAATTGTGAACGTTGACTGGCATGACAATCGGCAAACCAGTTTCAACAGTTTTTGACCTGCCGGACTTGTAACGAACAGTATAACCATACTTCCCGTTCGATCTACAGATGACAACGTTTTCGATGTTTGTGGTTTTCATTTTAGTTTCCTTTCCTCCCGTATAGCCGGATAGATCAGCTTTATAAATGGGGTACGGATTAGGGTACGGGTTACCAATCAATTCCACGGGAATGAGTGATAAGAATACCCAAACGGGTACGGGTGAATCCGGTTCCGTATGTGATCATTCTTCCGGTCGGAAAGTCGTATCCGGAACGGTAGTAGTACGGGCAATGATCCTGGACATATTCCTCCAGTTCTTCATATGTTTGTCCGTTGTCCGGAATGATAATAAAGTCGGTACAGGAATCACCACAGATTTTTCCATCTGAATCACGGTCGTCAACTGTCCTCCAGATGTGCTTTGTGTTCATAATGGGTACGGATAACGGGTCTGGATAATATCTGTCATATGTACGGTAAAAAGCACGACAACCTTCCTTTATCTCGTTTTCCCATTCGAGCAAGCCGTTTTTTTCTGAGTCTGGGATGATGCCGTCATGATGGCGTTTGATACGGTTGATAACACGGTTGTACATTTCGTATTGGGTACGGATGGAATTGTAAGAATTGATAGTCATAAAAAATACCTCCAAACGTTTTTATTGATTTGTAAACAGATACGGGTACGGATTGCGTAAACGGGTACGGGGTTAGTGTTCGACATTGTACCAGAATTGCCACATGTGATATATGCAGCTTGAAAAGTCGCCATATTTGGCAATTTGCTTTTTGTGCATTGTTCCGTTTTTATAATAGTGATAAAAAATCCGGTACGGGTTGACGGTATCATCTTTCCGGTAAATTACGGTAAACACAAAACCGCCATTATTGATTTTCAATACCGTTTTGCTTGTTGCTGAATAACTCTTGTTTTTCATAGGGTAAAACATTCCTTTCATGGTCGAATTAGGTACGGGAACGGGTACGGGTTAACCTGGGAACATGTCACAAAGATGGTTCCAATACTTTGCACATTCTTCCGCTAGTGATGGATCCGGGCAATAATCGCCAGGACTTGTGTATTTGTTCCATTCGGTCAAATTTGTCCGCATGTCTTCCACCGTCAATTTTTCACCCCATATTTCTGAACAGTGATAGCAATCGGCTATATATTGCATGTATTTCGGTGTTATAAATTTAGGACACATTTTCAACACTGCCTTTCATTTTTTGTCTTTTCTAATTAGATATTTTTTGTAACGTAACCACCGTCCAAATATTCAATCCAATGATGATACCTGCCGTTGCTATCCGTGAATTCTATGTCTGTTTCACCTGCTTTAGCGTATGGATCCTGGTATAGAATGTTTGCAACAGTGAATGTATAACCATGTGATGTTATGCGGTCGCCCGGTTTGATTGTATATGCCTTTTTGCTTTCCATTTTTTTATACCTCCGTTTTATTAATATTCACGCTTTTCGGTTATTGAATATGTTATAAAATCAACGTTTTCAACATATCCCCAACATTTGACATCGGATATACGGCTATAATATGCGTTTTCACTGGTAAAACGTTCATACGTATCATTTGTAAACCAGTGAATGATATAAACAACATAAAATTCAAACATGAGAAAATACCTCCGTGAATCGGTTTTTTGACGGCTTTTAGCCGTCTGTATAACGTTCGTTGGTTTCCATGCTATTAATTGCGTTAATTGCTTAAAAAGCCGTTTTTGTGCATATAAAAACCCTGGTTTTTTGATGTGAAACCAGGAAAACACTTGTCAATTACTGATTGTTTACAATCTCGATTAGCTTTTCGTAAAGCGGATCCTGTTCCGCTTTATAGCTCGTACTGTGTTCAACGAACAAAACATATTTATACGTTGCACAAACACCACAACGTTCACAGTGCTGATTTTTATCAATGCCACAACGACAGATATAAACCGATTGATTGAGTGATTTAAGCGTGTAGTATGCGTTTATGATATATTCGCATTTTCCGAAATTGAAACCAACGCCAGGAATAACGCTTTTAACAATGTTTGCGTTTTTCAAGTCGTCAAACAGGGTTTCAAATTTTTTTACTTTTGTATATGTCCAGAAACGGAAAGAATTATTCTTTTTTGCGATATCATGCCACATTGCTGCATATGCGCCCGGATCCGTAGTATTGAAATCACCCGCTGCATGTATACGGATTTCGCCCCGTCCGATTGTTTCCAATTGTGCAGATAATGCACGCTTTACAAAGTCAAGATATCTATCAACTAAAATTGTATTGATAGCAAGTGACTTTATAACGCCGTTCATACGGTAAAACCCCGTTTGTGCATAGCAGCCGGAACAGTTACAAATACAGGTCCCTTTTATTGTGTGCGCCGTCCCGTCAATTTCTACCGTGAATTCACCGTTTCCGGGAAGGGTTGAAAATGTGTAGACTTGCGCTCCCGTTTTGCTATTGCCAACCTTTAAAAGCTCGCCCGTCCATCCAATGGGGGAAAGAATTTTTCCGTTTTTGAATTCAATACAATATTTATTGTAGATTTCACTTTTGTTAATATTCATTGTTTTTCTTTCCTTTCATTATTTGTCTATTTAAATTAGAGCAGCACGGAATATTTTTTAACCCTGCCAGAATAATAGTTATGTTTTGTTAGGTATTGTAACATTGCAATTTCGCAAGCATTCAAGCCGTCCGGGTCCGTGCTATCAACAATTAGCCGTTCCGTTTTGTGTTCACTGTTTTCCGTTTCACGATATAGAAAAGTTAACGCATATGTAAAGCGTTTTTCTGTTGTGCGTTTCATGTTTTACCCTCCGTTAAAATATGAAGTCTGTATAAACTTCTTTGCTACCGTCAATCAAACGGCTTTTTGATATGTCACCGAAACATGTGCAACAGTATTTTTTTTCGGTTCTGTCATATTCGCCTTTTATCCATACCTGCATTTCCGTTGGATATTCAATCGGTTTTAGTGTGAACCAGTTGTCCGGCTGCTTGTTTTTTAGCTCTTTTAACTTCATGGTTAAAACCCCCGGTTTCAATAGAAAAAAGCCGTTTCCGGCTTTTGTTGTGTTCTTTCATATATAGGAAAAACAACCGCATTGCATTTTTTTAGCTTGTTCCCTCTGCTGCGGTTGCTTTTCCGGTCTTTTCAGTGTCCCCCGTTAGGGTCGTTTTTTTATACAGAGAAAACAAGCAGCTAGACACTGTCAACCCATATGCGCCGGATATACCGCCGACTAGTTTTTCGGTTGTCCAGGTATACCGCCCCCGGACGGGCTCCGACCGCTCCGAATACGGGACCATGACGGTCGATTCGCTTTCAACAGGTCTTGCGACCTGGTAGCAGTAAATTACTGCTACGCAGTAATTTTAACGATACGTTATAACAAAAAGCAATGTAAAAAGCAGTTGTTAGAAAAATGTTATAATTTATACGGCTTTTCTCTAATTTGTTTAGATATGTATTATCTGGTATACGTTATAACGTATATAATTATTGACTTCCGCAGGATCTGCAGGAAAAACCATGCAACAATACGTTATTACAGAATTGTTAACAATGAATAAACGTGAATACCATATAACACAAAAACACCGCAAACCCTTATATATCAACGTTTTTATGATTTCGCCAGCGCATGAGACTATACATTTTATGCATTTTATATGATTTGTTAACCTGTTTGTAAATGTCGGAAACGGTCTAGCCTATGTACGGCGTTTCGGTTGATATAATATACATTAATACGTTAAAACGGCTAAAAAGGGGCAAAAAAGCCGTTTTTTGGCTATATAGGTTTATGCTATAGCAAATCTATTTTAAATAGTCTGTTCATATACCATTTATTGCCATATGGTAACGGATTATATTATTACTTGCTACCATAAACCTATTATTATGCAGGGCAAATATTATATATAAAATAATATGCCATGATAATATATGCATGATAGTATACATAAAGCATATTACAACTATAATGCAGCATGTAAATAAATTACTTCTTATATAATATATTATATATAATATATATTATCTTATAAGCTATATATTATTATATGTTATGTATACATATGTATTATCATGTCATGTCTATTGTATAATTATATATTGTAGCTATGTTATCTGTATGTATATGTATATTGATATGCATATTGTTATATATATTGCTATATGCTGATTATTATATGTTGATTTGATGTATATATGTGTTGATTGTATATATACGTTGATTGGATAGAGTAACCAGTATACTTATTTATTATGTGGAAAACATAGCATAAAACTATAAATAAATATTTTAGTTATAAGCAAAAACTATATGTATGATTTGGTATGTTTTTAGATATACTTCCTGGCATTATGGTTTCAACTATTCGTAAAAGATCAGTTTAGCGAATAGTTGATATACTATATATAGATATAGCATATCAAAAAGCACAATATATTGATTATATGCAGTTATTCCGTTTTATACAGTGATTATACATGCTTTATTCATGCATAAAATACCTGTATCCGGCAGTGTTTTGCATAACATATAATACCCCTGGGGAAACTAGGTTATCCTTCACCGCCCGGGTTACCCCTCCCAATATCCCCAAAAAACAAAAAGAGCTATCTGCGATGCCAAGAATGGCTAGAGTGAATAGAATTGCAAGCTATATATATAATAAAATAGCCAAGATAAATAGCCAATAATTTGACATAATCCAACAAAAATAGTATTTTGGGCATAAGAAGGTGTAAGATATCTGCCTTTAACTGACCTATACGGGGGTGAAGAGGATGGCAGAAGGTGAAGCGAAGAAGAAGACAGGGCGACCAAAGGGTAGGAAGAGCAGTTATACGATGACAGAGAAAGCACTTGCTCAGCGAAGAGATGCCGTTGCGTTGCCTGTTGCGAGGACAGAAGAGGAGTTTGACTACAATCGCCGTCTGATTGCTCATGCGATGAAAGTACAGGAGATTGCAGCGAATGCGGACAGGGGAGATATCATTTCACTGAAGTCGTGTTTCCTGGCGTACCTTCAGCTATGTCAGCAGGACGGGTTTTCTGTCGGCAATATGGGAGCATATGCTTCGATGGGGATGTCAAATGCGGACTTTATATATTTGTCAAAGAAGTCGGATCCTGCCTACCGTGACTTCTGCAAATGGGTCAAACAGACATGTGCTTTGTTCCGGGAGACCAGGGTTGCTGACGGAAAGCTGAATCCGGTCATCGGTATCTTCTGGCAGAGGAACTATGACGGGTTGCGGAATGACACTGAACAAGTGCAAGCCATCCAGGAGCAGGAGGATGAGTATTCACAGTTCGGTGGGGATTCGTATAAGGACCGTTATCGCAATCTGATCGGCAGTAAGGAGTGACTTTATGGAGCAGATAAACGAGAATCGGCAGTTATTCCTTGCCATGCTCCGTGAGGGAACAAACGGTGATATCACTGGGTTCGCTGATGCGCTCCGGCTGATACAGGAGATCGAGAGGGACGGTTCATCGGCGGTTCTTGATCATAGGGGCATTGAGGTTTCCCGTGAATATGATCCGGATAACTTTGCAGCTGCCCATGAATACTCTGAGATGCTGAGAGGGTATCTGTCTCAGTGCCAACCGGACAATGAAGCGGACGGGAAGAAGGTCCTGCGGATATACCGGGATAGTCTCCTGTTCGATGCTCCGTGGGATTTTGATTGCTTCTGCCGATATATCGAGTGGGACCGTGAAGAGGACAAGAAGTTTTACATGCCGAGACGGAAACAACTGCTGCCGTTGGCACGGGCACTTCAGCGGTTGGAGGAACGGAAAATCCGTCTGCTCTGTATCTCGATGCCACCAGGAACTGGCAAGACCACTCTGGCTGAGTTCTTCCTTGCGTGGACAGGCGGTAGGCATCCGGAACTTCCGAATATTGTCGGTTCCCATAGCAACAGTTTCCTGCGTGGAGTTTACGATGAGATTCAGCGTATCGTAGGGAAACGATCAGAGTATCTGTGGCAGAAAGTGTTCCCCAATGTGCATCTGGTCGGAACGAATGCCAAGGATCTGATGATGGACCTGGGCACTCGCAAGCGGTTCAGCACGTTTGAAATGGCATCTATCGGAGCAGGAAACGCAGGTCGTGTCCGTGCTGCCAACCTTCTGTACTGCGATGACCTTATCGACAGTATCGAAACGGCACTGAACCGTGATCAGCTTGACAAAATCTGGAGTCAGTACACTACGGACTATCGGCAGCGGAAGATCGGTGATTGCGTTGAACTGCATATTGCGACCCGTTGGTCCGTGCATGATGTGATCGGACGGCTTGAGGAAATCTATGGTGACGATCCTACGGCTGAGTTCATCGTCTGTCCGGCACTTGACGAGAATGACGAATCCAATTTTGACTACCCGTATGGTCTTGGCTTTTCAACACAGTTTTACCGTGAGCAAAGGGAAATAATGGATCCTGCATCATGGAGGGCACTGTACGACAATTCACCTATTGAGCGAGAGGGTTTGCTATACCCTGTCGGATCACTGCAATCGTACTTTGAATTGCCGGAAGGTGATCCGGATGCGATTCTTTCCGTATGCGACACGAAAACAACGGGCAGTGACTTCTGTTGTATGCCGATTGCGTTTCAATATGGCAACAAGTTCTACATCGAGGATGTCCTGTACGAAGACTATGCACCGGACATTGTCGAAACGAACATCATCGAGAAGCTCGTCAAGTGGAATCCGCACCTGTCAAGGTTTGAATCGAATGTCGCAGGTGGTAAGTTGGCATCTGTAGTGCAGGAAAAGATCAAGGAACGGGGTTGCCGTACAAGAATCGAAACCAAGTGGACTCAGCAGAACAAGGAAACCAAGATCATGGTCGAAGCACCCTGGGTGAAGGAACACTGCATCTTCAAGGACGATTCCGTCCTGCACGGGGACGAACACCGTGAATACCGGAGATTCAAGCAGAGTCTGCACACCTATTCTCTGGCAGGAAAGAACAAACACGATGACGGTCCGGATGCGATGGCACAGTTGTCGCAGTATGTCCAGAGCTTCGCAGGGAGCAAGGTTCAGATTGTACGGCGTATATTCTGATCTCTTTGTCTATTATGTTTAGACAAATTATAGGCTGAATCTATTGACATTTGTTTTTTCACTGTTTATAATCCGAGTGAAACCATATGTATTGTCAGATATGAGCAACGCACTTTTGCGAGAGATCGTGAGAGTGCGTTTTCTGTTAACGGAGGTGAGAACGTGGGCGAAGTGAACGAGAACCATCAGCAGTACCAGAACTCTGAGGAGCAACGGCAGCAGATGGCACGGGCAATTTACGCTTCGAAAACGATGTTTGGTCGGACGATGATCCTCACTTCCGCTAAACGGATTACCGCTGACAACGTGGTCAAGATTGTCGAACAGGCGTACACGACCCATCTGAATAACCGCTCTGACATCGATTACCTGTGGAACTACTACAAGGGCAAGCAACCGAGCCTTTACCGGACACGGGAACTGCGAGATGAACTCACTGCCCATATCTGCGAGAACAGGGCAAATGAGATCGTGACATTCAAGACGGGGTTCATGGTCGGTAAGCCGATCAAGTACATAGCTGCCCGTGAAGGAGACGATGTTTCCAGGTCCGTTGCCCGTCTGAACGATGCGATGCGGATGGTCGGAAAGAAAACCGCCGACAAGAAACTCGTTGAGTGGCAGATGATCTGCGGTGTCGGTTACCGCTATGTGGTGCAGGAAAGGAACAAGCAGAAGAAAGTCCCGTTTGCCATGTATACCCTGGATCCCCGGAACACCTTCGTCATCCGCAGGAACGACTACTCACAGGCAGTGCTTGCCGGAGTGAACTATGTGGTCGATGAGAATGAGAACGTAACGTTCACCGTATACACGGACGATTCGGTCTACACGATCAACGGAACGCAGAGTGGAACGATCACGAAACAGGCGGTTAACCGCTTCGGAATGATTCCGATCATCGAATATCCGGCGAACAGTGCAAGGCTTGGGTGCTTTGAGATCGTCTTGTCCATGCTCGATGCGATCAACGATTTCGATTGTGCGAGAAAAGAAGCGGTTGAACAGTTCGTCCAGAGTCTGCTTGTCCTGTACAACTGCCAGGTGGACGAAGGGACTACCGCCGACACCATCCGTGCAGCCGGAATGATCCTGCTGAAGACTACAGGTGATGCCAAGGCTGATATCAAGGTGATTGCCGAGGAACTGAATCAGCAACAGAACCAGACTCTGAAGGACGACCTGTACAACAGTGTGCTTCAGATCGTTGGTATGCCGAGCCAGAGTTCTGCCGGGACTTCAGATTCCTCCAATAACGGAGCCATCGTTCTGAAAAACGGTTGGCAGGGAGCGGAAACAAGAGCGCAGGACTTTGAAGCGGAGTTTGAACTGCCGGAGATGGAGATGCTCCAGGTTGTCAGCGTGATCTGCGGAACGATGAAGAACGGCGAATACGGTTTCGATCCGATGGACATCGAAGTGAAGTTCACCAGACGGAACTACGAAGACATCCTGTCGAAGTCTCAGACACTGATCACCATGCTGAACAACGACAAGGTGCATCCGCAGAAAGCCTACGAAGCATCCGGTCTGTTTACGGACACCGAAGAAGCGTATCAGATGGGCATGGCATGGTTCAACGAACACGGAGAGCAGAATCCGCAGCAGAATCAGCCGAGAACGGTGGTCGTTGATGAATGAGCAGTGCCATCTTCGAGTGGGATGAACTGAACCTCCTGCGAGAGTCCGTTCCGGAACTGCTGAGATCCTATCAGCAGAAAGACCGGAAAGCCGTCAGACGGTGGTGCGACTACATGGAGTTCGTCCTCTGCCTGGTATACGCCTACGGGTGGAAGGATGCCGAAGAGATCGTTGGGATCGTCCCTTTCAAGGACGGACTTGATGATAAAGCAGTGAACCTTGACATCGATGGAGAGACATTCCGGGACAGAATCGAACGGCAGCTTGCCGAAGGTTCTCAGGACGGAATTCTCCGCATAATCGACACTGAGTCTCACAGGGACTACAACACGGCAGTATACGATGCCGGGAAAGCAAGCGGAATCAGCGGACTCAAGAAGAGGTGGAACACACGGATGGACGATAAAGTCCGTGATGCACATGCCTACATGGAAGGAATGACGGTTGGCATGGATGACCTGTTCTACACCTACTCCGGTGAATCAGCAATGTTCCCCGGCGGTTTCGGAGTACCGGAGCTAGATTGTAATTGTAGGTGTGCCGTATCCCTTGTGAGGGAATAAGACAAGAGAGGAGAGATTAATACGGGCAGTCTCGATTTGATTGTCACCCACTACAAAGAACCGTGGGGTCTTGGCAAGAAGTTTTTCGACATGCTTGCCTTACAAAGGGACATTCGGTTTGAGGATGTGGGTGTCATCCTCGTCAATGACGGGGAGGAGAACGAACTTCCTGCGGAGTGCTTCGAGGGTTATCCTTACGAAATCCATCAGTTAAGCATTCCGCATGGAGGTGTCTCCGCAGCAAGGAATGCCGGACTCGATGTTTCTGAAGCTGATTGGGTGATGTTCTGCGACTTCGATGACAGTTTATCGTCCCTGTTCTCACTGCATCTGATCTTCTGCGCTATGCAGGAAGAGAAGTGCAATCTGATCCGGTCAACGTTCACCGAGGAAACGCAGGACAAAGACGGTGTGATGCACCTCGTGTCGCATGATGACGATGCGGTATTCATCCACGGCAAGGTGATGAGACGGGAGTTCCTGCTGAAGGAAAACATCCGGTTCAATCCCAAGCTTACGATCCATGAGGACGGGTTCTTCAATGTTCTGGCTTACACCTACGGGCGAGAGACAGAACAGAGGATCCAGACTCCGATCTACCTGTGGGCGTGGAACGGGAACAGTGTGGTCCGGAAGGACAAGTCGGAAGACTTCATCCTCGACACTTACTCGCATCTGATGCGACAGAGGATGGCACTGACGGAAGAGTTCATCAAACGGGAACGGGTCGATGAACTGATGAAGACCGTGGCGAAGACGGTTGCCGATTCCTACTACGACTTCCAGAAGCACTCATGGAGAGTGCAGCGGAACAAGGCGAAGGTGGAACGGGCAGAGAGATGGTTCTGCGCTTACCTCAAACGGTACGCCGGATACTACGCCAAGTGCCCCATCAAGATTACCGCAGAACTCGCATCCATTGCGAGGGCACGGAATCTGATGACCGGAGACATGCTGATGGAGGGGGAAACACTTTCACAGTGGTTGGAACACATTATGAAAGATGTCCGACCGATTCCGGAAGAGGAAATTGATGTTTAAGGCTTACGCCTTTTACATAGTCGCAGAGAAGTGACTTTAAATAATTCGCAAGCCGTCAAGGAAGACGGGATATAAATTTTGCAAAGCAAAGGAGAAATGAATTATGGCTAATGAACTTGGGAACACCGTTGAAACCAAACAGGTGGCAGAGAATGCCATTAAGAACGACACTACCTCCGGTGATACCGCACGGGTGAAAGAACTCGAAGCGGAGATCGCAAAACTGAAGCAATCGGTCACGAACGCATCTGCGGATGCTTCTTCCTGGAAGAAACAGTTCAAAGAAGCGGACGAAGCACTGAAAGCAAAGATGACGGAGGCAGAGAAAGCGGAGAAGGAACGGTCCGAGAGAGAAGCTGCCAGGGATCTCGAACTCGAAACCCTCCGCAACGAGCGAAACATCGCAAACTTCAAAGCGCAGTTCGTCTCCCTGGGATTTGATGATGCGCTTTCACAGGAAACCGCTGAAGCAATGAACAAAGGCGAAACTGCCAAGGTATTCGATGGTATTCGCAAGTTTATTGCGACCCATGACAAGCAGATGGCTGAGAATGCCATGATGAACAATCCCACACTGCCCGGTGGAGACACGCCCAAGACGGTGACAAGGGAACAGTTCAATGCGATGGGTCTTTCGGACCGGAATAAGTTCTTTACGGAACATCCGGACCTGTACCAGGAATATACACGATCATAAACAACAAAGGAGGTTTTCACAATGGGTGAAACCACGAAACTGGCGAACCTTATCAATCCCCAGGTTATCGCCGATTATGTCGATCAGAAACTGATCAACAACATCGTTTTCGCTCCACTGGCTATGGTTGATACCACACTCCAGGGCAGACCCGGCGACACGCTTTCCTATCCTGCGTATGCCTACATCGGAGCAGCTTCGGATCTGACCGAAGGAAGTGCCATCAGCACCGTCTCTCTGAACAACGCTTCTATGGTGTCCGTACAGGTGAAAGAAGTCGGACGGGGCGTTGAGATCACCGATACCGCCATGCTGAGTGCGTTCGGCAATCCGGTTGATGAGATCGGCAATCAGCTGCTGAAAGCCATGTCCGACAAGATCGACATCGACTTCCTGGCGGTTCTGGCATCCATCGACTCCACCATGACCCAGGCAAGCGTGTCCACCGTTCTGGACATCAGCAACTCTCTGGAGAAGTTCGGAGAAGACATCGATGGTCAGAAAGCTCTGGTCGTTCCCCCGGCACTGTACACCAAGATCCGGAACACCAAGGATTGGGCACCTGCTTCTGAATTCGCTGCGGGTGCGCTCGTCCGGGGTGCGGTCGGACAGGTGTTCGGCTGCGACATCATGGTGAGCAACCGCCTTGCTTCTGCGAGTGCTGCGTACATCGTCAAACCCGGTGCGCTTGCCCTGGTGCTGAAGCGTGATTCCCTGGTCGAGAGCGACCGTGACATCCTGCGCCGGGTGAACGTGTACACCATCACCAAGCACTACGCTGCGTACCTGTACAACGCAAGCAAGGCGATCAAACTTGCGCTGACCTAATACAGGGAGGTAAGCATAATATGGGTATGCTTATGCATCACACCTGGCTGATGCTTCAGCAGGAAAAAGCGAAGAAGGGGGAGAAGAGTTCTGCCCCTGCCAAGGAACCTGCTGAAGAAGAGTCCAACGAATACGAAACCGTCCCATCTCCCAAGACGGGGGGGAGACGGAAAGCAAACAAGTAACGAATGGAGGGAACCGCTATGACAGATGCCGAGAAGATCAACAAGGTGAAAGTCCTTGTAGAAAATGATCCTGTTGCTACGGACGAAGTCGTAGCGGTTTACCTCGATTCTGCCCACTCTGCGATGTTGGAGAGACTATACCCTCTCCACCCGGATAAGACCGTTGAGGACATTCCGGCACGTTACGATACGATTCAGTGTGAATTGGCAGCACGATACTTCCTCCGCAGAGGTGGACAGGGTGAAATCAACCATGAGGAAAACGGTGTCAACAGGCAGTACGGATCGGTTGACGATGCCGATCTGCTTGAGAAACTGACACCGTATGCAAGGGTGGGTGGATGAGATGCATACTCTGGCGAGAAATCGTAAGGACATCTGGTACGCCAACCCTCTGTCGTGGGAATATGCGACAGATTCCAATGGTTACAAGACCGGAGAGAAGATCGCAACCTATGGCGAACCTGTTCACGACAGGATGAGCATGGCAATCTCCTCCGGTGCGAACAACCTTGGGTCGCAGGGTATTGCCGAGGTCGAGCCGTATGGCATCGTCACCGGATATACCCACAGGGCGGTAACATACGACATGAACTGCCCCATTGCGGAAGAAAGCCGGATCTGGTTCGGCATTGAACCGACAAACGGCACTCCGCATAACTTCGAGGTTGTCCGTAGGGCAGTAAGTCTGAACCACATCATCTACTACCTAAAGGAAGTGGATGTGGCGTGATCAACATCAAAGTTTCACTGTCCACTGTTTCCATCAACGATGCAATCAGACGGCTCAATGAGATTGCGATGAACCTTGAAACCGGATTGGAGGAAACAATCAGCATCCTCGCAACGGAAGGTGGAGAGGTCGCACAATCAGCGTATGGTGGGATGGCATCTGCAACAGGTTATTCAACGGGCAATTATGGTGTAATCATAAGCACGGGGGATAACAATGTAATTGCAGAGTTCGGTGCAGGACAAGCAACAATGCCTGTAATGTTTGAGAACTCCCCTGGCACTCCCGTTTACGAAGGGTCATATTCCGAGTTGGTGGGTTCCGGAGAATACTACCGCTTTGGATCATGGCACTTCGCCGGAAGATATTTTACAGAGGTTCCTGCGAGACATGGCTTGCTTGATGCAAAGAACTATATCATCGAAAACAGTACCGAAGTCGCAAGGGGGGCAATCATCTTATGATCGACATAGAGAGCAAGGTGGTAGACACCATCTTCAATGCCGTGAGAAGTGAATACCCAAGTGCTGAAGTGACAACGGGTTTCGATGAGAAAAATGCCACTTTCCCATGCGTTGTAATCCAGGAGATAAACAATTCTCCTCTACGCAGGACGATGACGGACGATTGCGCTGAGAACCATTCACGGATTGAGTATGAGGTTTCCGTGTACACCAACGATGCAGGAACGGCAAAGTCGGAAGGAAAGGCAATCCTTGAGATTGTGGATACCGCACTGCAAGGATTGAAATTCCGCAGAATCCGGAAGAACCAACCGCTGAACATCAAGCGAACCATATTCCGTCAGTACGGTCGGTGGGAAGTGGTGGTCGGTAAACCCGTTGAGATCAATGGCAACATGGTGTACCAGATGTATCGGAGGTAACAGAGATGAAGAAATGCCCTTACTGTGGTCATGAGCAGGACGAGCAGAATAAAAACTGCGAGAAATGCCACGCCGGACTTCCTGCCGACAAAAAAGAACCCAAACCCGTAAAGAAAAATCCTAACAAGGAGAGTGAATGACATGGCACTTGAGTTCTCCACTATCGGTGTAAAGCTCAACTATGTGATCGAAACCACTGCCGGATCCCGTCCCACTTCCGGTGTGACGAACATTCCGGATATCAAGAGCATCCCCGGTTTTGATCTGACCCCCAACATGCTGCCTGTCACGAACCTGGTCGATCCCACGGAACGTTTTGTTCCCGGTGTGCAGACCCTGGGCGGTGACAAGACCATCACTGCGAACCTTACCGCTTCTCTGAAGACGGTATGGACGAGCCTGGTATCGGCAGCTAGTACTGCGTGGGCATCCGGCAAGGCAACATGGTTTGAGATCGAGATCCCCAATTTCGATTCCTTCTGGTTTGCCGGGATTCCGACTCAGCAGGGTCTTGCCGACATCGGTGTCGATGCGGTAATGGATGCACAACTCCACATTATCCCCAACCAGATTGTGGGATTTGCAGCGAAGCATACCACTTAATCACCTGTTGTTAAGAGGGAGGACAGTGGGTGTTCCATTTCCGGTTGCCCGTATCAACAGGATTACTCCCCTTAACATATACAAAACAACCTATACGGGAGGTAAAGAATCATGGCGAATGAAGCACAGAAGATTGAAAGAGTAAAACCTGTTGTTATCCGCAATACGGCAAAGGGATGGGAATACACCCTTGATTTTGACCGTGACACGGTGAAGTTTGCGGAAGGAAGAGGATTCAAGATCCAGGATGTGGATGACTACTCCATGACCAAGGTTCCGGAGTTCTTCTGGTACGCATTCCGGATGCATCATCAGAGGATCGCACTGAACCAGGCTGAAGAGATCCTGCGTGAAATCGGCGGTCTGAGCAAGGAACTCGCAGAGAGACTCATTCTGCTCTGGTATCAGACCTATGATTCCCTGGGGAATGAAGAAACAAAAAACCCGGAAGTGACGGTGGAAATTCTTTAACAGAGGACAATCTGCCGTCACAAAGGATGTCCTTTAGTGAATATTTCGATCTCGTTTGTCCATATTACATGCTATACGGGATGACCTATGATCAGTTCTGGCATGGTGATCCTTGGATGGCAAAAGCATACAAAGAGATGCACAACCTCAAACGAAGAGAAAAGAATGAGGAAATGTGGATAAACGGGATGTATCAGTTGTCTGCTTTATCCGTAGCGTTGAATAACGCATTCAATGATAAGAAGATCAAGTATGTAGAAAAGCCGTTCGACATCTTTCCGAAGAGCGAAGCAGAGAAAGAGCAAGAGATACGGGCAGAACGGCAGAAACTAATCGACACATTGCAACAATGGAAAGCAATGTGGAATAAGCAGACAGGGAGTTGATCAGTATGGCAAACCTTGAAACATTAACGATTGAGATTAATGGCAGTGCTGCAAGCGCATCGCAAGGGATTAACCAACTGATTGGCTCCCTTTCTGCTTTGGGCGCAAAATTAGACGAACAGGTCGGAAGTGTAAGAGCATTCTCCGCTGCGTTGAAAGATGTACACAGTTCCGCAATGACAGGAAACGGCACAAAAAGTGCGTTGTCTGCGTTGTCATCTCCTGCTACATCCAAGGGCATAAAACAGACAACAACTGCCATGAAGGAATTTTCCAAGGAACGGCACAATGCGGAGATGATTTCAAGATATGGTTATCTCCCTATTCTACAGACCAAAGGGGCAGAAGAAGTAGCAAAGCAGATACTTCCTGCAAACAATACAAAAGATAAAGCAAAGGCAATGGCTGATTATGCTAAAGCAGTTGATACAACTGTAAAGGCAACAGACAAAGCAGCTAAGGGAACAAACGAACTCGCAAAGGCAAATAAGGAGGTCGGAAGAACTACATCTTCTATCCGACAGGCAAGTCATGCATCTACAAGTCTCTGGAAACAGATCGGACGGATTGCAAAGACCATGCTGATTCGCACTGCTATCCGTGCGTTGATGAAGGTGGCAAAACAGGGGCTTGAGAATTATTATCAGTATTCAAAATCGATTAATGGTCAGTTCGCATCTGCGGTTGATAAGCTTGGTGTTGGTGCGACAAAGGCAGGAAATCAGTTGGGTGCAGCCATTGGTTCCCTTCTTGCATCCGTTGCACCGATTCTTAGTGCGATTATTTCGCTTGTGAATTCTGCATTGTCTGCACTGTCTGCACTGTTCTCGTTGCTTGGTGGTGGATCCACATTCAGCGAAGCAACAGATGGAATGAATGCGTTTGCAAAGGCAACAGGCGGTGGCGGTGGAGCAATGAAAGAACTGCTTGCCGACTTTGACGAATTCAACATCATTGCCCAGGAAGGTGGCGGTGGTGGTGGCGGTGGCGGTGGATTCGGCGGTCTGTTCAAAGAATCACCTATACCGGATTGGATGGTCGAGTGGAAACCTCTCATTGAAGCACTTCTGGCAGGAACGTTGGGAGCGGTTGTTCTTCCTGCGATTTTAAACGGGTTGAAGAAGATTGTTGACCTGTTCACAGGTGGCGGTGCAACTAACCTTCTTAACTTTTTCAAATACCTGTTCCGGAAAGACACTCCGGATTTCCCGGACATTCCGGATGGATATAAGAATTTCCCAACTCAACCGGATTATAAACCGTTCCCAACTCAGCCGGAATACAAGCCTTTCCCAACACAGCCAGACTATAAAGCATTTCCAATTGAACCGCCGTATACGCCACTCCCCGTTGCTCCGGATTACGCAAAGGCTACTGCTGAGATGGCTGCACTGGCGGCAGCTGCAAATGCTGCTCTTCCTGCCGTAAAAGGTATCGCAGCTGCACTTACCGCAATCGGTGGGGCACAACTTCTCATGAATGCCGTTACAACGCTTCTGACAAAACTTGCCGGAGCAACCATGAAGATCAAGGTTGACCGAAAAGCGTTTGATGACTTCAAGAAAGAGGTCGAAGAATGGGCGAAATCTGTTGACACGCATCGTATATCTATAAAAGTAGATGATGTTGGGTTTAGGTTCACAAAGACAACTATTGATGCCTGGACGAGACAAATTGCCAAAAAACAAATCGGAACGGTATTTAACGACACAGACTTCCAAAACATCAAGAAAGCAATAACAAATTGGGCAGCAGGACTTTCATACAAGCATGTCAACATCAGCGTTAATCAGTATCAGTACCAGGCAGCGAAGAAAGATATTGATGCGTGGACAAAAGAAAACTCCGTAAAGAGAGTAACTGTCATAGTAACGACCTCCCTGTTTGACATCTTCAAAGGGATCCTTGCTTCCTGGCTCAATGCCAGTGGTGTCAAGAAGGTCGTAGTCAACATGCTCACAAGCACATACGATGCGTTCGCAAAAACACTGTCGAATTGGCTCAAAAAAGATGACACAAAGACGGTGAAAGTTGTATTCGATGGCAATTCGTATTCGAATTTCTTTAAAAACGCAAACACGATTAATTCGTGGGTGAACACCCCTGCCTATAAGCAAATCTACACTTTGTGGCAAGCTCGTGATTACAATGCAGGAATGCAAGTGATTAGTTCTTGGGTGAGAGAGCAAGCCTATAAAATAATCAATGTTGGATTTGACAACAGGTCTTTTGTAAACTTCTGGTCAATTGCAGATGCTATTGATGCATGGGCAAATCAAACGCTGACTAAGGTTATTAATGTTGTAGTTAATAAAACCCCTAATGGTGGAACGAAGAACAAAATTTCAGATGTCGCTGATGCCGTTTCGAAAGGAGCAACGGCTGCTGCCGGATTTACAACTACTCCAAAGGAAACGGGTCTTGGTTTTAAGCTTGAGTCAAGCCTTTTTGCCGGAGACGGTGGATTGACATGGAATGGTCAAACAATCCTTGGCAATGGTGGGATCGTTCAGAATTGGATTAACGGTCTGTTTAAAGCGGACGGTGCGTATGGTATTCCGAATGGTGACCTGTTCATTGCGAATGAAGCAGGAGCGGAGCTTGTCGGATCCATCAACGGTAAAACATCTGTTGCAAACCAGGGACAGATCATCGATGGCATCCAGAGAGGTGTTGCCGAAGCGAACGAAAGCCAGAACGCACTGCTTCGTCAGCAGAACGAACTGCTCCGTGGCATCCTGGAGAAGGAAATGAACGTGAACCTTGGAGCATCCGCTTCGTTCGGACGGACGGTTCGGCAGAGTCTCGACATGTACAACGGAATGACAGGAAGTAGGTGACGAGAATGGCGTACAACGGATATCTGGTGAAGGTCGGAGGAGCATCCGGAACGATCCTGCCGATGAAGTATATCAAGATCGATGGGTACAACATCACGCCGAATCAGCGGATGGAAACTGAAGCGAAGCGTGATGTGACCGGACTTCTCCACCGGAACACGGTTGCTCATACTGCATCAAAGATCGAATTCACGACCCCGTACATGACTAACATGGACATGGATGCCATGATGACACTGTTCCGGAATGCGTGGACAAGCGTTGCCGAGCGAAAACTGAGCATTGAGTACTACGACATGGAAACCAACACCTACAAGGTTGCCGATGTGTATATGCCGGATATCAAGTTTGAAATCGACCACATCGACAATGTCCACAACATCATCACCTACAAAGAAACCCGTGTGGCGTTTATCGAGTATTAAGGCGGTGAGATCCTTTGAGAATATGGCGAAAAAGCGGATTAACGGCATCTCAGAATGCAACCGTTTGGGATGCAATCAAAGCAGGAACACCCGTTCATGTCCGCATGATCTTTACGGGACAGAATATCACGCTTGAAGACCGGGACATCAGCCTTGATTCCGGTCTTGTTGTCAACGATATTTTCAACGGAGACACCGACCTTGTTTTCGGCAAAACGGTTTGCAAGCAGATTAATGTTCGAATTCTGAACAGTGACCGTCTTGACGGACTCAGTTGGACGGGAGAATTCCTTCTCCAGATGTGGATGGAGATTTCCTCAGTTGAATACACATGCGATATCGGATACTTCACCGGAGAAAAGCCGAAGAACGTGACAACCGCAAGGTATATCGACTTCACTGCATATGACCGGATGAAGCGGTTTGATGCTATTGCGGATGAGTTCTGGAATTCGCTTACATTCCCAAAGACAATTAAACAGATTTATATCGCTCTTTGCAACTATGTAGGACTCACAATGACATATACAGTGCCATCTGTCCCGTTCAACAGGTCATTCGCAGAATCCCCTGTCGATATGAAAGGATATACTTGCCGTGACATTCTTGGATGGATTGCGGAAGAGACATGTTCTTATGCGGTAATTGAATATAATGGATGGTGTTCCCTTAAATGGTTTGGCAATAATAGTCATGCAATTACAGGCAACGAAGAATTCCGTGTGGAATCTGCCGATCTGAACCCAGGATTGACATGGGACCAGTTCGACCAACTAACACTTGAAAAGCAGGAATCCATGACATGGAATGATGCTGCCGGATATCATGAAGCGTATGCAGTGGATCAGTTGCTAATCAAACAGGTTGATACGGACTTTGATATCAATTATCCTGCTGCACTTGGTGGGAATGTATATGCCATTGTTGATAATCCATTCATTGTTATTTCTTCAGCAAGTGATGTGGAGGATTATGTAAAGCCGTTGTTTGGCAGACTTTCCGCATTTGGCGGTTATCTGCCATTCTCGATGGAATGCATCGGTGATCCTGCGGTTGAAGCAGGGGATATCATTACGGCTGATATCAATGGTACTACGCTGACGGTTCCGATCTTTGTAAAGACCATGCGTTGGAACGGTGGCATTACAGACATCTATGAGACAACCGGACAGATTCCGAGAAGCACATATGGAACGAATGCGAACAAGCAGACCGTTATGAATGCCAATTCTCTGAAGATGTTTGTCCGCAATCAGTATTATGACCGGAAAAGCGGAATTGAAATAAATGATGAAGGTGTGACCATTGAAGGTGATAAGTATATCATCCTCCAAGCTTCTTCCAATTATACCTGGACATATGATAAAAACGGTATCAATCTCAAAACAAACAACGACAGTGGTTATGACTATAAATTCTGGATTGGTGAGGGGATCCGTGACGGATGGACTCATACTGCGAAAACCGCACTAACATTCCATGAATATGGTGCGACATCCGGAGCGGACTACATCAAGTTCAATGAAATAGGACTCTCCGTAACAGAAGAAGCAACATCTGGTGGAACAACCACCCAAAGGCTGCACAGGATTGTCTTTGGCGGTGGATATGAGAGTTCTGAATATGATACGCTTTCCCCTGCTATTATTCCGATGTATGGTACTCCAATGCTTGGCGATGCATATCATTCATGGTCAAGAGCTTTCATAAATTACATATGTGGGTATACGATGTCGAACGGCTATGGTCGATTGACTCTTGTGCCATCTGAACACGATATGCAGACAAGGTTCCAACTGCTTACTGATGCTAATCATATGTATGCTCAGAAAGCAGGAAACTCCGCAAAGACCTTGGTGTTCCGTGGATTGTTCGAAGGTGGTTCTGTTGGGCAAACAACAACTGCAACTGACATGAATGACCTTACAACGCCTGGACACTATTGGATGACATTCAGTTCAAGCGTTGCAAACAAGCCGTCCTCGTTGGCAAACGATTCGTATTGTGAGGTGATTGTTTCAAAAGCACCGGACGGCGTGTCAAACGATATCCATCAGATGATCATAAAGGAAAACGAGATTTATGTTCGTCTGGCATGGATGGGCACATCATGGGGCAGTTGGTATAAATTCACGGGAACCGCAGTATAAATAACAAGGAGTGAGAGAGCATGTACCAATATTACATCATTGAGATCAAAAAACTTCCGAATGGGGAATATGATGCGGATCAGCAAGCAGCTATCGATGGAGGTGAGGAATAATGTCAACCAAAACAAACAATCTCAATATGACATTGCCGACAGGAACAGAAAATATCACACGAAGCGTGATCAATGGGAACTTTGAAATTGTTGATGCTGCGGTAAAATCGGACCGGGATAGGCTTGATGCCATTGAAGATTGGAAACCAAGCGAATCCGGCACATCTGGACAGCTTCTCCGCACAAATGGTGACGGGACAACGCAATGGGTGGATCAAGGTCTGCCAACGGATGAACAGACAGCAGATGCTGTTAACGCATGGTTGGACAATCATCCAGAAGCTACAACCACGGTTGAGGACGGTGCGATTACCAGAGCAAAACTTGATGCTGATCTGAAGGAAAAGACAGATGCCGTTCCTAACTTAAAGAGTGCAATAGCGTATGGAAACGGTGGCAAAGAAACCTTCGGCAATTATGGACAATTCGTGAACGGAAACCTTGCGAATGGCGTTGTTTACACGAACGTAAAGTACCGTGTTACCACAAACACAATCATGGTTTTTGACCGTGATATTGATGTAATTGTTGCAAACGGTTTCCGGTTTGCTTTCCACGTTTTTGTTGACGGTTCGTTCAGCGTTGGTTCCGGCTGGCTGACAGGGCATAAGGTAATTACCGCCGGAACGAATTTCAAAATCATCATTGCGAGAGAAACAGATGATGAATCCGAGGTCGCAGACATCAACACCTTCCTGTCGAAACTGACTTTTCAGACCGTAACACAGAGCGAGATTGAAGAACTTGCCAAAGATGTCGCAGATGTTGAACAGGGTATGGAAACCCTTGCAGATATTGTCGAAGAAAAGATTGACTTTGTGGAGTTCGTTGATGATCCGAACTTTGAAGATCAGACAAACGTTGTCGATGAAACGGAATGGGAATCCGGCAAGTTCAGAGGAACGGATGGGAACACTTCAAGTTCGCAGTACACTACAAATTATATCTGTTCCGACTTCATCCCCGTAAGACCGGGATTAAAATACCGCCTATATGTTAACGGCATTTGTGCCGTTGTTGCGATGTATTATTCCAATGCAAAGAATGACGGAACACAGGTCAGCGTTGGCACGTTGACAACTTCTTCCGGTGCTGACATAACGATACCGGACGGAAAAACATTTGTTGCTTTCAACTGCTCAATGAACCATAGCAACAGGGTCAGCGTGATGCACCGCCTGACACAACTCGAAAACGAGAAAAACGTTTATTTCCCTCGCCTTGTGTACGGAACACAGGAATGGATCGGCAAGAAGATTGTCAACTTCGGAGATTCGATCTTTGACAACGGACAGGTAACGGGAGAGGATATTTCAACATATCTCGCACAGAAAACAGGGGCAACGGTGCTTAATTGTGCGTTCGGCGGTTGCAGAATGGGAGCACATACCGCAAGCCAATTCGATGCGTTCTCCATGTACAAACTTGCCGATGCGGTCGCAACGGGCGTTTGGACGGCACAGGACGAAGCATTGAGTGGGGATAACATTCCGGCAAACTTCGCAACAACTCTTGCGAGGTTGAAAGCAATCGACTTCTCCAAAGTTGACATCATCACGATCTCCTACGGAACAAATGACTTCGCCGGTGGTCTTGGTCTTGGTGGAGATAGCAAATATTTCACAGATTGGGCATTGGATTACTCAATCAAGACGATCCTAACGGCGTTTCCGAATGTTCGGATTTTCGTTTGCCTTCCGATCTATCGTGTTTGGCTGACGGAACAGTATGCTTTCGATGAAGATTCCAATACGAAGGAAGTCACCACATGGACGGGCGGTGATGTCAAACATAAGCTGACGGACTTCGCAGAAGCGGAACGAACCGTGTGCAAGGCGAACCAGATTCCAGTGATTGACAACTATTTCGACATTGGAATGAACAAATGGAATTGGAGCATCTACTTCCCGTCAACGGATGGAACGCATCCGAATGTCACAGGGAGAAAACTGATTGCAGAACATATTGCTTCTGTGATTTGGTAATTCGCTAATGAAACCTTTAAGTTAGAAAAACATGCATCAAAAAACCACCCGGAACCAAAGCCGGGTGGTACTTTATTGCCATTTTACGCATATCGTTTATACGAATTTTTAACTGCGGTCTTGTCCAATGATATATACTTCATTGTGGTGTCCAACTTCTCATGACCGAGGATCGATGCAACCTCTTGGATCGGCATACCGTGTGCGATCAGCATGGTTGCGAATGTCCTGCGGAATTTATGCGGATGCACGTTCTCGACACCTGCCTGTTTCGCAAGCGTCTTTAACATGACACGGACACCGCCGGGTTGCAGCCGTTCACCACGCTTCCCTATGAACAATGGCAGAGAATCATCCTTCCTGGACTCAAGGTATTTCTTTAGATGCATTGATGTCACATCGTCAAAGAAAACTGTCCGCTCTTTATTTCCTTTGCCAAGGACGATGACTTCGTTGTTTGCAAAATTGATGTCATCACGGTTCAGACCTACGATCTCGCTTATTCTACATCCCGTTGACAGAAGGAACATAATGATTGCCAGATTGCGTTTTGAAGCACACGTTGCCTTTAATTTCTCGATATCGACAGGTTTGTATGCTTCACGGACTTTCTTTGCGACCTTGATTGAACCGAGGTTGAAGACCGGATTCGATTCGATCAGTCCTTCCCTCCATAACCATCCGAAGAAACTGCTGAATATCTGCCTTTGACCTTCAAGAGTACTGTCTGCTATTCCCCGGGACTTTTCTTTTGCGATCCATGAGCGGAGATGGTACACGGTTATGTTCCGTATCGGCACGTTGACTTCTGTCAGCATACGATTCACGATGTACTTGTACCGCTCGATTGTTTTTTCGCTCCTGTTCTGCACGGCAAGAGCATTTAACCATGCGTCAAACAGGTCCGTGCTGTATTCTCCGACTTCCGCAGACAACGTAAGGTCATACCGTTGGAGAACATCAGAAACGGAAGATAACACAACCGACATGTCCGTTGCGGTTACTGATGACGATAACAAATGCTCCAATTCCTTGACAAATGATACTTTTGCTTCAAGCGACATAAAAAACACCCCTCCATATTGTTTCTGGTGGAAGGATGTGATATGATCAATCCAGGAGGATGTGCCGAACCCACATCTTCCACCGTTGAGTGTTAGTGTGTACCAGACACTGACACTCTTTTTCTATTCATATTATACACAACAATATATATAAATCAATGAAAAATTATAATTAAAATGGATATTTGTTTTGCTTATTGCTAATTTAATTGGTTGTGTAGTATATTATAGTCGAAATGAATTCGAACGGAGGTGATCATCGTGCCGTTCTGGATTTCCTTGGGAATAGCGTTTGCTATTGGTATTGTCATCGGTACTTTGTTCGGTGCGATGCTGATCTTTGTGATCATAGGTGGTGATGATCAGTGAATACTGCTGCACAGGTTGACAGTTTGATTGTTGAACTGAAGAGTCATCCGATGATGATGTCGGAACGGATATGGCTCACCGCAACCGCCTGTGTTGGTCAGCCATATGTCCTTGGTGCGTGGGGTGCGTTATGTACCCCGTCCGAGCGGAGAAAACGGCTTGGATATAACCCACATGCGACAACGATCAAGACAAAGTGCAAGGGATTTGATTCCGGCAACTGCAATGGATGTCAGTGGTATCCGGACGGGGAAAGAACCCGTTGTTGGGATTGCCGAGGATTCACCGATTGGTGTCTGATGCAGTACGGATTCGACCTGTGGGGAGACATCGTCAGCACTCAGTGGGGCACTGAGAAGAATTGGTATCTCAAGGGGTCCGTTAAGAATGGTGTTCCGGAGAACATCCTCGTCTGCCTGTTTAAGTACAACGGATCAAAGTGGACTCATACCGGATTCGGATTCCGTGGGCAGGTATGCGATTGCTCCGGAACTGTGAAAGTTTCCGACAAACGGACAAGCACATGGACTCATTGGGCAGTGCCGAGATTCCTGGAGGAAGAGTACAAACTTGTTTATCCCGTTCTTGAAGTGCCGAGCGAACCAAAGGAGGAAGAACCTGTGAACGATGCTGATAAAAACGATCATCCCAAACTCCAGAAGGGAGACACGGGAGATGCCGTGAGAGAACTTCAGCACATGCTGATGGAACACGGATATTCACTTCCAAAGTTCGGAGCAGACGGAGACTTTGGGAACGAAACGCTGAAAGCCGTAAAGGCATTCCAGAAGTCCCACGGACTCAAGGAAGACGGGATTGTAGGAAGGAATACCTGGGCAGCACTCACTTCCGAACCTGTTTCCACGAAGATCTATTCCATCAAGATCACAGGTCTTTCAAAGGAACAGGCAGAGGAACTTGAGGATAAATACGGCGGTGTAATAACTGCTGAATGAGCATGGGGAGGAGTGCTTTATGGTCGAATTCATTGTGAAATATTGGGTTCAGTGGGTAATGGGATTAATCACCGCCGGACTTGCAGCCGTATGTGCCAGGTTAAACAAGAAACTGAAGAAAGAGCAGAAAAAGAATCAAGCCATCGAGAACGGTTTGAAAGGCATCCTGCGTATTCAGATCATTGACACATATGACAGATGCGTGGCAAACGGTGGGAAGATTTCTCTCAGCCGGAAAGATGCCATCGGTGATGTTTATCGCAGTTATTGCGAACTATGTGAATCAGCAGAAGCGGTAGATGATACCGTTAAGCAGTTGTACAACGAGATTGTCCACATGCCATTGGAAAGAAAGGAGAGGTAATATGCTTAAAATGTCAAATGCCGTTTATGATGTACTCAAGGAAATTGCTCTCGTCTGGCTCCCGGCACTTGGTGCGCTTTATGTGGGTTTAGCCAAGATATGGGGATTCCCATTCCCTGCCGAGATTGCAGGAACGATGGCACTGATCGACACATTTATGGGAGCCGTACTGCACATCAGTTCCAAACAGTACTACAAGGAACTCGATCCTCCCATTGATGGCGAATGACACAACCCAAAAACAACCCAACCGTGATGTGCCATTCGCCGAAAGCGTTGCCACATAAGGGTTTCAGCCGATACGAACTTTGACTACGAATCAAAAGGTCGTGGGTTCGAATCCCGCCGGGCTCACTTCCCTCAAACCCAATGAAATCAAAGGGTTTGTGGGATTTTTTATATCCTTCCATAGTGCAGTTTAGTGCAGTTTAAGGTCGTATAATGCTCTCCAAAACAACCCAAAAACAACCCAGGAATTGCACAAAAAAATTAAGCATCCATCAGAGCAACGGCATTTTTCTCTCTTCTTGCGGACGGGTGGTCGTATATCTCCAGGATCATCCGTTCGCTGCCGTGCCCACACCAATCCATGCAAATCCGGATGTCAACGCCTTTGTCCCTACATGCGGTGACAAATGTGTGCCGGAGGTCATGCGGACGGAAATCGACATCTGTCCATCCTCTGAGCCGATATTCTTCTGCCTTTTCGGATTCTCCCTTCTCTTTCAAGGCAATATACTTCTTATACTCGTCTGGATGTTCTGCTTTCCATTCTCGTGTAAGATGATACCAACGCTTATGACAACCGTTCAGATAGGTAGACAGGTCTGACATATAGGACTCCCACGCACGGACGAATGCGGTTTCACTGCAAATGGATCCATCCTTGTCCGGCAGGATATAATCCTCAACTCGATCTGTTATCTGCTTTAACGACTCAAATAACGGCACTGACCTTTCGGATGACTCATTCTTCGTATCACCGACTACAGGGCGGTTATTCACGAATTTTACCGACTTGTTAACGTAGATCCGACCATCATGGATATCCTTCTTCCGCAGAGCAAGCACTTCGCTTCTCCGAAGTCCGGCTTTCATCATGATCATTGCTGCATTCTGGCATCTGTGCGGAACGGTTTCGACCAATTCGATTTCCGTTTCTGTAAGGCATCGATGGGTCCCCTTTGTACCTTTGTGTGGTTTTACGGACTCTGCCAACATTGGATTATTTGTGCAATATTTATTGTCAATGGCATACTGAAAGAATGACTTATACAAAAATACGGCTTTTTTTATGTAAGATTGTGAAAGACCATCGTATTCTTTCCAGACTCTTTTGATATCCGCAGGAGACACGGCACAGACAAGTTTGTTGCCGATGGTGTTCGTCAGTTTCTCAAGGACGGTGACATACTGATTATATGTCCGCTTTTCAATTCCGGACTTTAATTTGAGCCATGTTTCCACAAGATCGACAACCGGAATTGGATCCGGTCTTTCAATGCCGTGTTCCACTTCGTATTTGTAGGCATCTCTTTTTGCTCTCGCTTCTTCGGATGTCTTTCCGGAGAACCGCTTGCCTTTGTAATACGCACGGCATCTTCCATCAGATTGAACCTTCAGTTTCGCCATGCTTCTTCCTCCTTGGACAAAGCACCTTCAGTTCCTCTGCTCTATCAATCAGTTTATCCTGTCCGGCAGGAGACATTGCCCGGAACAGTTTCAGCAGACGGTCTTCCAACGACTCTTCCGGGTGCTTTTCCTCAGTAAGTGCAGATTGACGAATGCCGAAGAAACGGCACAGTTTTTCCATTGCATCTGCCCGTGGATATCCTCTTCCGGTCACCCAGGCTGAGACTGTCTTATATGAAACCTCTGCGTATTTGGCTATGTCCACCTGTTTTACCCTGGATGTGCGGATCAGTTCATTCAGATTGTTCTTGAAAATCTCCCTGTCCGTCATGTTTTCTCTCTCCTTCAGATAGATTATCCGACCTTTACCGCCACGCCACTTTTTTTATGTTCTTTCAACATCTTCAAGGCATCTTCCCTTGCTCGACTGTCCGCTTCACGGAAAGCGGTGACAATTTCCATTTCCTCTTTCGTCAGAATCTCTTCCCTCCGGAAGAATATAGCCGGGTCTATGTGTAGTGTGATGCAGAGTTGTTCCTGCTTGTCCAATGTGATCTTTTTGATCTTGCCGTTCTCCCATCTCGACACGGTGCTGCGTGGAACACCGCAAGCCTTGCCGACATCGTCAAGAGTCAGATCAAACTTCTTCCGTTGATGACGGATAAGTTCTCCTATTGTCATTTTTGCACACCTCCCCGTGCATCAACATCTTATCATTTGTTCCCCAAAAATGCAAAAAAACTTTTGAAAAGTAGTTGACTTTTGATGAATTATGAACTAATATACCACTAAGTTGTTGCAGAAAAATGCACCAAATAAGCAACGGGAAGGAGGACAACAATGAAGGGGAATCTCCTACGGGCAAAGATTGTGGAGAAGGGCATGACAGTTGATAGTCTGTGCAGTAAAGCCGGATTCGTCCGTTCTACCTTCGACCGCAAGCTTTTCGGACAGACTCCGTTCAACTGCGATGAGGTCGGAAGGATCATCGATGCGTTGGACCTGTCTGAGCAGGAACTCGTTACTATTTTTTTTCCGAACTATGTTGCAGAAAATAGCAACAAATAATTTGCAAGGAGGTCTATATGGACAAGCAACAGTACGAAAACATGCAGAAAATCATGACAATCAGCCGGAAATTCTGCGACAGGATGCGGAAGTTTATGGACGAATGCGGACTCCTGGAACAGGGGTTTCAGTTCGAAATCGATATCCACAACGCTAAGTATGGCAACGATGACGATGGAATCTTCCTCGCATCAGTTGAACTAGAAAAGTGCATCAGCAAGGTTGACATCGATGAATACCATGCAACCAAGTTCGATCAGTGGAAATATGAGAAGAAAGGATGGATGGTTCACGATGACCCTCTTGCAAAAGCAACAACAGTACCGGAAGACACGGATGTGTCCGACATCCCGTTCGGAATCTACGACAAAGGAACGCAGGATCGCACAGGAGAAGCTGCAACGGATGCGTGTGGATCTGGCGACATTGTTCTGTGGTTCCGTGACGATGATGGTGATCCTCCTATGGTTTGCCGAGGTGATCTGAATGACGATCTGGCTGAGTCCGACACAGGTGTCTGAGCGGATCGGAGTGGCGAGAAGAACCGCCATGACGATGATGCTTGAAATGCATCCGGTGTACATCAGCGGAACCGTCCGGAAGAGGATCAGAGTATCCGAGGAAAACCTGGACAAATGGATGGCTGCACATGCGGTCGGCAGGAAAAGTCCGGTATCGTCCATCGGCACAGGATCCATCCGGAAACTGCCAAGAAGGAGGTGAAAGAAATGGCAAAACCGTTGCTCGACATCCTGTGTACGAAGGGAGAACCCTACTGCCCCTATCCGATTGAGATGAAGGTCACGATGGATGACGGGTCTGTTCAGACCTACGTTCTTCAGAACAAGACGGAGTTTCAGTTCCGTGCGGTGATGGATAGTCTGGACCGGATGTGCGGATATCATCCTCCGCATATAAAAAGAAGACGGCATCGTAGGTGGCACTGCGATACCGTCCGGTAAGGTGATATGGTATGACACGCTTATTCTAACATGCGAGAAAGGAAAAATCAAATGGACATTCTGAAGCAGATTCTGAACGACATTGACAAGTGGGAAGAAACCGTCCGCATCTCTGACAACCCAAACGATAATCCTCTGGTGGATTCCTACAACGAGGGTGTCAAAGCGATGGCAAGCAAGGCGAAATTTTACCTGTCCGTTATCTACACTGCGAATGAAGGGAGAAAAGAAAATGAGTAAAACGAGTTACCGTATCCACATCGAAAGCGAAAATCCGGAATTCCCGTATGAACACAACAAGGACGAAGCATGTGACGGATTCATCCTTATCCGTTTCAAGGACGGTGAGCCGGAAGACACTGCGGTCAACGGTGTGAACCTTCCGATGATCGGCATGGCAATCCTTGGTTGCCCCTATTTGGAGCAGGGAGCAGCCATTGCGAGGGGATATCGTGAAGCACTCCGTATGGAAGATGAGGATCCCCGTAGAATGGCATCTTCGCTCCTGGACATGATGGGAATTGGCAAAGGAGGACTTTTCAATGGGTAAGGTTGTGCTGATCTATGGGGAAAGCGGATCTGGCAAGTCCGCTTCTCTTCGGAACTTTGAGTCAAACGAACTTGGCATTTTCAATGTTTCCGAAAAGCCGATGCCATTCAAGAAAAAGCTACCTGTTCTGAACACGGACAATATCCGAGCCATCGCAGAACTGATCGCACGCAACGACAAGAACTGCTATGTAGTGGACGATGCCGGACTTGCGATGACATTCTTCCTGTTTAACAAGGTCGGAGACAAGGGTTACGACAAGTTCACCCAAGTTGCCAAAGACTTCTACGATCTGGTTCAGAGTGCGATCAGATTCACTACGGATGACACCATCGTCTACTTCACGATGCATGAGGAACGGTCGGATGACGGCAGCAAGCTGAAAGCAAAAACCGCCGGAAAGATGATCGATTCTCAGTTGACCCTGGAAAGCCTTTTCTCCATCGTCCTGCATTGCGTGACGGACGGGAAACGGCACTCATTCGTGACTCAGAGTGACGGTGTGACAACCGCCAAGAGTCCGATGGACATGTTCCCACCGGAGATCGACAACGATTTGAAAGCGGTTGACACTGCGATCCGTGAATACTACGGACTTGCCCCTATCGGAGCGAAACCAGTGAAGAAAGCGGAAAAGCCAAACTCCACCACGGAGACGATGGACAAAGTTCCGGGGTGATCAGATGGGCAAGTGGGATAAAGGCGTAGACAGTTACACCTTCGCCGAAACGACCATTCAGATCGCATTTCCCGGAGACGAAGTGAAGTGTAAATGGTGTCCACTGATGATCCATTATGATTCGCTCGACCGGGATAAATGTTCCCAAACTAATGAAATCCTGTTTTCTAGAGAGATCATCGGCAGGAACTGTCCGCTGACGATTATCAATACAGTTAAAACGGAGGAATTATAAGAAATGAAACAGACTTATTCAAACTTTAAAGCGCAACGGAGCAGTTTTCTGACACTCCCTCCTGCCGGGGCATATGTCGCACGGATCGAGAACGTGAACGTGATCGACCCCACAGAAAAGAACCCTCGCACAGTGATCGAACTGATCCTGGACATCACTGAGGGCGAATACGCCCATCGGTATAAAGATGTATTCGATGAGCAGAAAACCCGTTTCGGTGATGCCAACTACCGTGGATCCTTCCGGATTACCGTTCCGACCGATGAGGATGCCGATGAGGACAATTGGGTCAAACGGAAGTTCGAAAATTCCATGTGGTGTATCGAGCAGAGCAATTCCGGTTATGAGTGGGATTGGGAAGAGAAAAAGCTGAAGAAACTGACGGTCGGCATCTCTGTCCGCAATCGCATCTACGACTACAACGGCAAGACCAGAACGACCGTTGAAATCGGACGGTTGGAGGTTGCCCAGGATGTCCGTGATGGAAAGGTTAAGCTGATGCCAGACCGTGATCAGCGAGACAAGGATAACGGCTCTGCTGCTGAAGTCGGTGGTTACACTGCGGTGGACACCGAGGTTCCCTGGGGTTAAGACAAATCCGGGGCATGGCAACGAGCTATAAGCTCAAGTGATTCTTTTAATCCTTCAGACCACGATCACCTGTCTACGGATGGCTTTTTTTGCAAATCGTTTTTCCCCGTCCGATAAGAGCAGGACCGAAGGTGATCAAAGCCATGCCCCTTCTTCAATTTAAAAGGTGGTGATGAAATGACCCTGTTGTGTGACACCCGTCAGCAAGCCGGAAAACACCGGAATATCGAGAACTACTGCCATAAGCACGAAATCGAAATGGTTCGGCAGAAAATCGATGTCGGAGACTATGCTTTTCCAGATGGCAAGATATCGGTTGATACCAAACAGGATCTTTAACTGATGGAACTCTGCAAGGATGTTATGAGCAATGACCACCGCAGATTCCGAGCCGAGTGCATACGGGCAATGGAGCAAGGCATCCAACTGATTGTCCTGGTGGAACAGGAAGTACCGTTCGGACGAGTTGAGTTGTGGGAAGTGCCGAGGTGGAAAACAAACGACAGATTTCACCGTATCGGAGACCCCATGACGAGGGTCAATCCATCGGCATTCGCCAAAGCACTGAGGACTATGACCGAAAAGTATGGCGTGAAGTTCCGGTTCTGTACGAGATCAAGGACACCGGAAACAGTAATCAAGTATCTGAAGGGAGAGTACAAATAAATGGCTGAGAAACTCCACATTGAGAAATCCTACTCAGGCTGCGGAATGGACACATATCTCATCACCGGACTTTCCGTGGAAGAAACGAGCCGGATTCTGAATGCACCTGCTATTTCTTGCGGTGAAGAGAATGACCGCAGAGATGTTCTGGCTGAGATCCTGGATTCCCATCCGAATGACTACCGTGGTGGTGAAAAGATCGGCACTGCATGGCGTTGCGGTTATGGGATCTACTCCATCCGGCACTTCGGTGGACATCTGATCGTTGAAGTCGGCAATAGCTGCGATTAATACGCTGAATATTCTGTTCGTGATTTGGGTTTTCAAAACAGCGTAAGAAAGTGAGGGCTAATCAATGAAACGGACAAGTTTGGAAGATTGGGGTTACCCAGCGGAGGGGATCATCGATGTCTGCTGGAACGGTGACCCGGACAGATGCCAAGAAATGCCGCAAGAAGCGTTATCACCGCATACTTGCGGATCATGCAGGCTTTTCAACGGAGAATATTGCACAAAGTTCTGGAACAATGCGGAAGAAGATTACTGCCTGCCAGATCGTGACGAGAAAGACCCGGACACGGACACCTGCGATGATATTGACTACGAAGAAGAGTGGCTGGATACGCAATACGGCTTCAGATCGCCTGTGCGGTGCGAGTACAGTTCAGACGAAACCTACAAGCAGGCGTGTGATGCGATAGCCGCAATCAATCGGGCAATCGATGATGAATATGCGCCGTACTAAATAGGAGGATAGCGAATGAAAGTGATGGTTCATTGTTGCCTTTGCGACAAGGAAGAAGAAGTAGAACCAAGAAAAGCAACAGACTATATTTGCGATGATTGCAAGGAATTTTATGCAATTCTGTTCTCTGATGCGATACATGAAACTGCAAAGATGTTTCGGAAGGACGGTGACGGGGAATGAGCTTTATAACCAAAACAATCTGTGATGGATGCGGAAACGAACTTAACGGTGGGATTGAATCTGACAAAGACTTGTTTATTACAATGATTTCTGCGAAATGGAAAAACCGTTTAGATTTCTGCTACAAATGCGGACGGAAAATAATTGATTCCATGCCGAATTTTAAAAGCGTTGAGAAGGACGGTGACGGGGATGCTGAAAATTAAGTGTCTATTCTGCCAATATGCCATCCTGTGCAGACGGTTGAAGTGGTATCGATTCGGCATCTTGTGCAGATTCAAAAGCAATGCCGTGCCAAAGGAAGTGGACAGATGCCCAAAGGACGGTGACGGGGAAAGGCGGTGATGAGGATGAATGAAGTTGAGAACGTAATCAAAGCATGGAATTGTTGCAACCCGTTTGACCGGAAGTGCAAGGAATGTCCGTATGAAAAGGATTGCTATCACGATGGAATATCAAGGCACATGGTAGCAGATGCCGTTGTTTTGCTGAAATCCCAACAGGCAGAAATTGAACGGCTGATAGACATGAACGGAGAACTTGTAAAGTTGAACGGCATGGACATTTAGTTCGTCAAAGGAGCGAATGTGGAATGATTTATTCCGTTAATTTCAACAATAGAATGAATGCTTTTGCAGGTGGTAGAAAATCACGCAGAAAAGCGAGATGGAAGAAGAAAATGATGCGTTATCTCAGCCGGAATTACATGTTTGTTTTCTTCAGCTAATTTATTAAAGGAGCGAAAGGAGCATTAACATGGGAAAAGTAACCACGATTGATGACGAAAAGAAGATAAGCGTTGAGTTGGTCGTTCCGTTTGAAGGATGCAGTACAAAATGCCAGTACTTTTCTCTTGAACCGATGTCTCCATACATCATTGACAGTTTAGGAAGAGGGTGGGAAACCTTCCATCCGCACTGCAAGAACATGTTTATCTGCAAGAATGCAGTTGAAATTGCGAAAGGAGCAGACAAGACATGAAGAAGCAGATTGTTCTTGACGAGGAAGATGTCCGGCAGACGATAGCAAACGCTTACAACGTTGATAAGGACAAGGTTAGCCTTGAAATTGTGATCGTTACAGAAGGTTGTGGCGTTGGCGAACACCTTGTCAAAAGAACGAAAGTTACTGTCGAAGTACCGATGAATGATCAGAGGTGAAATATGAACGACATCGATAAGACCAAGAACTGCCATGCCTATTGCAAATATGCCAAGCAGTGCAGATACCTGGATGGCAAGGCAGGACAGGATCCGGAAGAATGCTACATGTATTACAAGATCGAGGACATCATGGCTGATGCCAGAGATGTAGCTGCCGAAGAAAGACGAATCCGTGAAGAAGAGGAGCGAGAATACGATGAGTGAAAATGTGAACGAAAGAATCTGCCGGAATGTCAAGGCACTGTGCAAGATGAACGGGGTTCTGCTGAAGGACATCGAGAAGAGCATCGGGAAGAATCCAGGTTACCTGTCCCGGCGGTGCAAGGTGACGGCTGATCAGATGGTTGTCCTTGCAAAGAACCTTGACATTTCCATCGAGGATCTGATTGCGAACGACTATGAGTCCTCACTGAAAGCTGCCGACCTGGATGACGGCATCTACGCAGCCATTACAGATATGCGTGATCAGATGGGTATCGGTAAGGATGACATGATGAAAAAGCTGATTCGCTTGTGCAATCTCGCATACGGAGGTGCGGTGGAATGATCTGGTACTTCATAGCCGGATGGATTTCCGGGGCAGCTGCGGTGCTTATGTTTTCATACCATGTGTATAAAAAAGAAAAGGAGAAAGCAAACAATGAAAGAGCTTAACGGAAGGAAAATCCCGGAATGCAGAGTCGATGAGATCCGACTTTCCGCTGATGAACTCAACAGACTCAACGACCAGACGAAGGGAATGATCGACCCAAACATCATCACTACGGCAATGCTCAGTGAAATCAACACAAGCGTTGCTCTTCTGGTGGATATCGCAAGCAACCTTTTGAACCGCCTGGTTGCTGCTGAAAAAAACGCTGAACAGGCACCCGTTGAAAAAGAACAGTAACGACTCTAATTGCCTTAGAAAAC